ATCGTGTACACCGACTTACGTACGAGTAGATGCAGAAGAAGTATAATGGATAGCATTGTTCGCGCAGTGATTGACAAGTTCAAGCAACGTTCCGAGTTTGGAAAAGCCAAATATGGAACGGATCTTGATCGAACCGACCTTTCTGTTTTACAATGGATTGTTCATGCCCAAGAAGAGCACATGGATGCTATTTTGTATTTGGAAAAGTTGAAGCAAACCCTCATTGGTAAACCACCTGCTTAGTTGCTGTACGCCAGACCACCCATACCACTCATCACGCGGAAGATGTTGTAGTTCACCGCATAGATACGGAAGTTGTACGGGAAGGACTTGCTAGGGAAGGTTCCATCGTCGTTGCCCGCAGTTGCGTTGGTGACGCTGTTGAACACCAGAGTCGCGTTATCAATGCGAGAGAAGTTGCAGGTGCCACTGGGTTGGTGCTCCTCGGGTTGGATGGCAAAGGAATACACGTTGATGGGGTTCGGGGACGTGCTAGAAATCACGGGGTCAACCGCCGATCCAGTGTCATTCGTCACGACAATTGCGCGAGAGAATGCGCCACCCGTGTGGTGCTGGTAGGGTTGAACCTTCCAGAAGTAGTCTCCATAACGCTCATCGAAACGATCCTGACCGTTGATCTGGAGGCGGGCGCGATCTACGATATCGTTGTATCGGAACGGCTGCGTGAATCCCGCCGCAACAGACGTGGTCGAACCGCAGTCCAGGTAACGCTCGTCCTGGAAGACCCAGATGAGTTCCTTGACGGGATGATTGAGCGTCAAATCCAAGCGAGCAGACGAGGTGGTAATCTGCTGCTGACCCGTGTACTGGAGTTGGTCGATCAGATACTCATGACTCTCCTGGGCGAACCGACGGCGTTCATCCACATCCAGATACACATAATCAATGTAGAGTGCCATGTCGCGGAGAGGTTGTAGACGACCTGCCTGGGTGGCGATCGTGCCTGCGCCCGCAGGAGTGCCCGACACCAGGTTGATGGCATCGTTCAGGGTAATGTTGAAGCGAACCTCGTGATACTGGAGAGCAATCAGAGGCAGAGCAAGACCCGGGTTGCGGTTGAACCAGAACTGGAGAGGGATGTAGAGAACATTCGTGCGACCATTGCAAGTTTCGAAACTGGAAGTTGTCCCCCCATACTGTCCACCTACCATCGTGTCCAACTTCATGGAGGTATCGAAATCTGCAGTGAGGGTCTCCCACAGATACAACCACTCACCATAATGACGGTCGATGATCTGACCACCGATCTCGACCTCAATCTGCTGGAGGAGGAGGTAACCGAGACGACGTTGCGCACCACCGGTCCAGTTCACGCTACTACCAACGGTCGTGTCGGGCAGCGTAACCTCTACGTACGTCTTCCAGATAAGGTCGGCGTTGCGGTTGACCACCGCGACGACACGTTGACCATACACGGGGGCACCGGTGAAGTTCACGCGGAATGCCTCAATAGCAAAGTTGGTATGGCGCTTGTAGAGCACCTTCCAGAACGTAATATGCGGATTGCCAGAGAGGTAGGCATCCTGAGCACCATAAGCAACGAGTTGAAGTAGACCACCGCCCATTTGTTTATAACTTCAGTAGGATATATTCTTCTGGGACAAACACAATGGGAAATCCCTTCACACGAAGAGACTCGGACAGGTTGCTCCGGGTATTCGAAGGAGACACCTCCGTAGCAGCAGTTATCAATGTGTTGGAGGAATTCAGCGGGTATGATATGCCCGACGGAGAGCGACTGACTGTGCGGAAGTTAATCAACTCATATCGCATGAACTACCCCGACCTCTCGGTGAAACTTCAGCAATCGGAAATCAATGGGTTGCGCCTTATACTCGAACCCAACCAAGAAGGCGGACGAAATGAGCGCCTGAATCGTCGTCTTACTCGAGCAGAGGCAGATGCGATGCACAATCTCTTGCGGAACGACCGTTCGGCAGCAGCGGCGATTAACGTTGTACAAGACCTTCTGCGGTACGACATCCCGCCAAGTGCGCGTGCGAATCTTCCCATTATCATCAATACGCTACGTGCCCGACATCCTGATTTGTCCTCTCCAATCGGACGAGAGCAGCGCGAGATATTGGAAGAAGTCATTGAACGGGTTTTGTTTTCATTCAACCGAAGAGGCGGATTTCGTCGGCGCAGTCAGACAGCGCGCTTCAATCGCTGCGTGAAGACGGTGAAAAAGTCGATTGTCCCTCGTCCTGATTCCAACAAGGAATCTGCTGCGATTGCGATTTGTACCAAGTCTGTCTTACAGACACGAGGGCGGACACTGAAAAAGTATCGCAAGGGTCGTATTCGCACTCAGAAACTACTCCGTTAGACTTTTGGGACTCAAACGTTCGAGTGCTTCGCGGCACGCCATTTGTTCTGCCTTCTTGCGCGTGGTGCCTACACCGTGTCCAAGTTGGTTTCCTGCTCCATCACAGACTGCGACACGTATTTCATTCTTCTTGTGGTCATTCGAGAGCATCACATACACAGGCGCACAGTTGAACTCGCGCTGACAGAACTTCTGAAAGATTGCCTTGTAGTTGGTGACCGTCGTGACGATTTCTTCGATATCCAGATAGGTTTCCATCACCTTGACGACAAAGGCATAGACAATGTGGAACCGGTTTCCACAATCTGTCCACAGCGCTCCGAGAAATGCTTCAAAGATATCGCCAAGTTTCTGGACATTGGTGCGTCCTGCGATGGCGGGTGATTCTTCGTTGTGACGCGAGATGACATAGAACGCATCGAGACCAATGTGTTTGGAAAGTTCACCAATCCGCTCGTTGTTGACAAGTTCCTTGCGGGCATCCGTCAAGAACCCCTGCTTCTTCTCGGGGTATCGCTTCCGAAGATACGTTGCCACACAGACACCCAACACCGAATCGCCTTCAAACTCCAAACACTCATACGACTCGTTCTGCAGCGGCATCACTCCAGAGGGACATGGTGCGAGTTGCGCCAATCGTCCATCGGGGGTCGTGTATTCCAATCGTCGGACATAGGTTGTGTGTACCATCGCTGTTTGGAAAATCCGAGGGTTCTGAACTCTGTAATGGGGGAGTCCGTGGCGATGAAGAATGCGATGAATATCCTTCTCGTGAAAGAATCGGTTCTTTGCATTGTAGGGAAAGTAAGTGTCCATAGTTGCAATGGGTCTACTCATTGTAAGTTCGTTTTTTCCGTTTAACTATAATTTTCTATGTAAAGACACACATTGATGGTGAAACACTTTCATACTCTTGCTTCGCATGCCCTAGAACTGAACGGATCCCTCTGTCGCCACCTGGTGCGACTTCAGTTTCAGATTGAACCACAGAAGGACATTCAACATGCCCAGCATGTACTGAATGAACTTCAAAGAATGGTTCGAGACCTGCAAGCAGAGTTGAAAACGAATAACAACAAGGACAACACATTCAAACTATAATGGAGATCACTACAGATTACATCGCGTCTCTCCGCAAGAAGGTCTACGATGACCGCGAATCGCAAGAAAAGGAGCGCAAGAAATACATTGATGACTTCTTCGACCATCACATCCCTGATCTAGAACACATTCGCGACATGTTGAAAGAAGCAGTCGAGCAAGATCCAGACATACAAAGGTACAATCTTCATATTCTTACCATCGGTATTCAAGGTCTTCGGGAACTACATATGTGCCGCAATGCTGCGATTGATTACATGCAAAGAGCGTACTTAGAACGATTCAATCCGTTCTTCAAGGTGTATACGCCCTGTGCCAGTGTTCGGTTCCGGATTGTAGACAAAAAATACATCGAGGTGCATCTCGTGTTTAATGCTCCTCCGGCAAAGGTTTGAGTTCAAACTGATAATCTTGACCCACTAACCTATTTTCGTGTTTCCGCACGATCTCATTGAAGACATCCCTTCCGTGCTCGGGTAGGATTTCCTCGAGATACATCTCCAGTTGCTTCTTTGTGAGGTTCCATCCCTTTTTCCATTCGCCTGGTTTCTTCATCTGGAAGACCATGCGGGAGTTTGTCAGTTCAATCTTGTTGGGAAGTTCATTGTTCGTTTGGTGGTAGACAGCGGCGAGGTCCAGTTCAATCGTTCGACGCTCATCGCGAAGTTGGGAAGCGCGGGCATTGGTGACATCGAGTTGGTTGACGACTTGGAGGTAGCGAGACACGACAGGCTTGAGTTGGTCCATTCTACTTGGGATGTTGTCTTGTTTAAAAGTATTCGTTTTCAAATAAGAATGTCGTGGTTGGATGAAGAAGCAGTTGCGAATCTACGACGTGTTTACAACAAGGAACATCCGAAAGAACCCAAAATCCCCGAAGGTTCAACCGAGCAGATGTGGAATGCATTGACGCGTCGCCTCCAGGACAAGTGCAAGACAGGTCGCGCTGAGTGTATTGTTGCGTCGCTAATGAACCGCCCGCGCGCACCCAAGGAATGGGCGTTGAATCGCTACGAGTGGTTGTCATCCGATGACATTGATGCCATCGAGAAGAACTACATGGAAGTGTTCCCGGATTACTTTTACGTTGGCACAGTTCCGATTGACTTTGACCTCCAGAATGAAACCAAGCAATGCCTTGTGAGTGCGCTCTGCAACATGAAGATTGGTGAACTCTACAAGAAGGGAAAGCAGAGATTTGGTATTGTCATCAACAC